AACAACATTTGAATTTGCAGAGTAAAGGGCAAATGTATCGTTATCTGATCTAATATGAAATGACCAGACCGTTCCTGCTGGCATAAGACCATCTAGCAAGGAATGGCTAATTGTAATTGTTGTATTTAAAGAATTTGGTCCGCCAACATTTCCAGTAGCAATTCCCCAGCCATTGCACCCAGTACAATTAAAACTAATCGCATATCTTTCTGGTTGAGTGTTACCAGTGTCTGGTGCTTCCCAACTTAATACTGTTGATGTATCGCTACTATTTATAGTTAAATTTCTTGGAGGACCTATTGTTTTTACTACTGGGGCTGCTTGTGAAGTAAAGGCTGATGCTGGAATAATTTCCATAGATCCAGACTGATCCCAGCGAAGAAATACATTTGCTCCTCCGCCATTTTCATAGTACATTAGTTCTATTGTTTTAGGAACTCCTGCTGTAAATGATATTGGATCGGTAGTAGTTCCTCCGCCACCCTTGTCAAACCAGTCATCTGCGACTAAGACTCCACCAATATATAATCTTGTGCCATCGTCTGCTGTTGCTAAAAATGATATATTCTGAGTAGAATCGCTTCTAATTGAACCAGTAAAACGTACTATAACATCCTCTGAAGGCCCACCTAAGACGCTACCACTACCCCACTGGAAGTCAATGTTAGGTACATTTGTAGTTACTATTGGAGAGGCTCCTTGAGGTATGTATGGAGCATTGTTTTGTCCAAGCACATTGTAGACTTGAGCAGTTAATCCTTCTGCGGCATTAGCTTGTGATGGGCTAACAAAAAGCCAACCTACTGAAAGCAGGAAGGCTGTAAATATTCTTAACTTTCTTTTCAATTGAATCCCCTAGGTATACGACTTTCGTAATACCTAGCAATTATATCACGTAGACATGTTTAATTAAAGTTTAGTTGTTGTCGGTTTTATAGAAACCAGTACCCTTAAACTGTATGCCAAATGGGGTGAAGTGCCTACTCATATCTGACTCACACTCTTCACAAACATAACCTGGATCATCTTCTGATATTGAACGAGTTACTGAAAGTATTGCATGCGAATCATCTGTATTACATTTATACTCATATACTGGCATCTTTCTATTCCATTTCCTTATATCTAAACGCTATAGCTGCTCTTGAAACATGCGGCTTTAATCCGTGGTATACGCCCCTTGGTACAACAATTATATCTCCTGGCTTAACCAAAACTGTTTGTATTGGATCTATACCTCTATCCTCATCATCTTTATCTAAAAATACTTTCCATATTGTTGAGCCTTGGCATTGCCAAAATACGCTGTCAATATCATCCACATGGGTTGAAACCATCATTCCATTTCCAACTATATTTAAAAAAGTTCCTCCGCCGTTGGTTTTTTCACCATAAACTTCATTAAAGAAATTAACTACAGGCTTAGACTCTGGGAAAAAAGTAAATTTATATTCTGATAACACATCTTTTACGTGAAAATAATAACCAGACATAGCAACAGTTCCATTGTGTATTGTATACCACTCATCAGATTCTTCTAGTGGGTATTCTGGAACAGTATTAAAATGATGGTCTAGATGATTGATAAATTTATCCCATCCTGGAACATCCAAAAACATTGAACTTAAGTGTAATATTTTTTTGTTTGCTCTAGACTCTTCAATCATTTTTTTTACTTCATCTATTGATATCATTTATTCTTTTTACCATTCTGTGTATCCTATATTTTTCTGTATCCACTTCAACACCAGTTACCAAAATATCCGTAACGCCTTCTTTTTCTATATCTTTTATCTGCTCTATTATCTCATTTTCTGTACCAAAAAGGCAAGAACGAGCTTCGGCTTCTGAAATAAGATTGTGTATATCTTGTGCCTCTTCTTTGCTATCACGTATTATTATAGTTAAAAGGACTATTTTTTTGTTTGTTTTGATAAAATTTTTTAAGTTATTTTTATAGTTTAAGTACATTGATAGGTGCCCATCAGCATATTTATTAGCATTTGAAATTGAGCCAGCAGATGTTCCACTTACCACTATCTCTGGCTTATTTTTTAAAATAGGTAATGTTGTAAATTTTTCTAGCCATTCGGTGGTATATTTTACTCTATCTTCGTGAGTAGTTAATAAATTTGATATTGCAACAACATCAGTTACGCTAGTTTCATCATCTTTCATATCCCCAGCAGCAACATTTAATATCAATCTATTTGGAGATATCTCGTTAAACGCTTCACACATCATTGCACAATATTCTGGACTAATAGCATAAGTTCTAATTGCAATCATATACTTTAGATTATGTTCTGGATTTATAATATTTGCTATCTTTATCCAATAATCTGGGAGCTTTGAATGATATACACTTAAAAAAGAATAGTATCCGTGGTAATCAAGGATGCTTGAAAGAGTTTGAAGTTGTTTTGGGGCACTTCCATCGAACCTTTGCATCCAATGAATATTCAAAGCATCCCCTTAAATTTATATGAGCCGTTTATAGACTTGCTCAGGTCCCATCCAAGGAGTAGCGTTCCTTGATCCTACCTGCGACTGCCCGATGAAGGGATGCAGGTTTCTATTATACCCTACTTGATTTTAATTGTTTTAGGTTTCTTTTCTTCTGGAACAATTCGTTCTACAAAAATATTAAGAAGACCATTTTCTAATTCAGCACTTGTAACTTCCATGTATTCGCTAAGTGCAAATGTGCGAGTAAACTTCCTAGCAGCAATTCCTTTGTGAACCACTTGCTTTGGAACATCCTCTGTAATATCTTTTCTTTCACCTTTAATTACAAGTGTTCCGTTGTTAACTTGCACCGAGATATCTTCTTTACTAAAACCAGCTACGGCTAAAGTAACCACATACTCGTCATTATCATGTTGATAAACATCATATGGAGGATAAGATTCGTGAATTGCTTCACTGTGTATATTATTAAGACGGGCTAGGTCTCTATTAAAGCCAATAAAAAAAGGATCATTAAATAGATCCATGAATTGTGTTACCATGTTATTCCCCTTTCAAGCGAATAAATTAATATATGGGCCCTCTATTGAGCGACCCATATATTATTATAGCAAAGTATTTTTGGTTTGTCTACTTCTTTTTAGCCCTTATTTTTGCAAGTGCCTCAAAATCTTTTACCTTGGTATCTCCTAGGTATCCCCAAGCATACCCGTCGGCAATCATTTGTTCGTTAACCGAAACCTTAGATCCATCTAAGAATAGCCATCCAAGAATTCGTCCATATTTTTCTGATGAATCCATCTTTTCTGTTTTAATGACAACTTCTTTAGCATCTTTAATCTTAGACTTTACATACTCTTTAGCCTCAAGCCCTAAAACCTTCTCAGCTTTATTTGTTGTTCTGCTTTCTGGAGTATCAATTCCAGCAAGTCTGACTCTTGAACTAAATGATATGTCAAAACCTAGATCAATCTCTACGTCTATTGTATCTCCGTCTACTATGTTAGTTACTTTCTTAACATGGTATTCGTACATTATTTCTTTACAGGCTTTCCAAATGTTGGTCTTCCAAATCCTACAATTCCTACTATCTGACTTCTGCGAAGTTTTGATCCGTTTTTTTTCTTGTAAGCACGATTTTTAAGGCAGCATTCTCCGCCATTTCGTTGATCTCCCTTTTTATCTGCGCTAGTATTTCCTTCTACAACATCGACTGTTCCATCTGCATTAACCGCAACAACAATTCCTACGTGAGAAATTCTATCAACGCCATCTGATGGGAAATCAAAATAAGCAATATCTCCAACTGCAGGTGTTGCCGCTTCTGCCATCTGCCATGTTCCTGCTTTAATAAATGCTTGTGCTCCTGCTGGTGTGTATACGGTATTAGGAACTTTTACCCCTGCTTTATCTGCACACCACATAACAAATGAACCGCACCATGGCTGAAAGTTTGATTTTGTAAACTTACCATACTTTGTTTCGTTGTCCTTTGGTCCTTCAATAGTTCCAACTTCTGCTAGTGCTACTTCTACTAGTCTTGCTGCTGATCCTTGTTCTGCTGCCATTTAATTTCCTCCTAGAAAATTGATTTAACTAATTATACCATTTTTATATTTGTGCCCCCGACAGGATTCGAACCTGTGGCCTAAACATTAGAAGTGTTCCGCTCTTCCTCTGAGCTACGAAGGCTTGTTCCTAATAATAACATTTGAGCATATAATTGTCTATGGGTGCTTCGAATTTTAATATGGTAGAATTAAAGTATGTTCTCAGATAACCCTAATATAATTAAGTATGGCGACAAAGTATTCCTCTATAAAAACTTTATTTCTAAAGAAGATGTTAAATATATTAATGATTTAATGGAACCGTATAAAGAAAAAGAAGACTCTTTTGATACGGATGTAAATGTAATAGACTGGTACAATGACAAAGAAGGTCCGCAGATGCCAGAACTAATTAAAATCTGGGATCAAATATCTGAATTTTTAGCACCAGAATACGTTATACACCCACAACAAAACTTAGCAGTACTTCGTCCAGGAGATGACGGAATGTTTGTTCACAATGATAATCCTGGAGAAGGAATGGATGACCTTCTTACGCAAGAAGATCGTTGGCATACCTGCTGCGTACTATCATATGGTGTTTGTGTTTATTTTGGAGAGTTTGAAGGTGGAGAATTGTTTTATCCAGGTATAAAACCAGATGGAACTCCTAAAAACAATGAGGACGGTGATGAATACTTAATTCTTCCAGTTCAGCCAGGAGACCTTGCAATACATTGGGCGCAACATCCATACGAGCATGGCACAAAGCCTATCTCTTCTGGAATTAGATATGTTTATAGCAATTTTTCATTAAGAGCTGATAAAAATCCAGGAACATTTCCTGCTTGGGGAACTCAAGAAGATCTAGACAGAAAAGCTAACGGCACATGGATGAACGTAATCTGTGATCGCCACGATGACCATTAAACAACAATATACCCTGGATGTTTTATAAGATAGTCTAGGTATGAATACCTTATGCCAGAAGTAACTGGACTAATATCAAAGCTGCAGGGTTTAAATATTATTAAATCATTTTTCTTTGGCTGATATTTAATATCTTCATCTAAAAATAATACTTCTCCTCCAGTAAAATCTCCAGCATAATAAGCCAATATATATTCTATTGAGTTTGGCATTGCATTATTATATACGGGAATGGTTTCTTGTGGCCTCAACCTTATAAAATTACCGTGACTTAATATCCAATATTTTGGGCTTACAAAATTTATAATTGAGTCATGAAATTTTCTGTCTACAAAATCTAGACTTAATATATTATTCCAATACTCAAACCCATGATCATTGTCTTCATAGTTTCCATGCTTACTCCAGTCGGAGTCTTTCATTTCTGAAAGTTGAAACTCTATTGAATCTAAATCTTCATAAAAATTTTCATATAAGTATATTTCTTCACCTAATTTAATTCCAGGATTTTCTTTAAATCTTAAATTTTTACTAAGCATTTGTATACCTTTCTGTGCGGCAAGTAGGACTTGAACCTACGATTACCAAATTATGAGTTTGGGGCTTTAACCAACTAAGCTATTGCCGCTTAATTAGTATTATACATTTTATTGCAGGGTGCTGTCAATACTATTTTCTACTATTTGCTGAACATATTCAGAAAAATGTTTACGTATACTTCCCTGTGGCCTTGACCCAATAACAGACCAAATTCTTTTATACTCCATTACATTTGAAAAAGTGGTAGGACAAAGCATCACTCCGCTATACTCTCTAAGAACTGTTGGAAGAGGCACGTGTTTACCGCAACACTTGCATTCCTTGGCTTTTTCTTGATACTGACTCATAATATTTGCATCCTGTCCATAGCTTCCCTTAAATCTTCAGGCATTCTTGGTGGCCTAATCATATTTTGCACAAACTCTTCTTCTTTTTTTACACCAAAATCATTATCGTATGACATAGACTCATAGGTGTGCACGTTAACTTCTTGGTCTACATTTGGTCTAGTCCTACTAATTGCATTAAATATAGAACCGCAGACAGCATCCGCTAAATCTTTTGACCCTTTTCTAGGGTGATCTACCCTATCTCTCATTATCTTTAATTGGAGTAATTCATCAATTAATAAAGGTATGTGTGGCCCGTTTAATCTTTCTTCTAAAACAATCATAGCCATATCGTCATAATGTTTTTTTGCCACAGATAATATTTCTGTATTTATTCCGTACTGCTTGAGCTGTTGCATCATATCATGCGAATTCCATCTGTCAAATGTGCATACTCCAATATTAAACCCACGACTTTTTAATGAAATAATATAGTCTTTTACTTCGGTAAAGTCTACTGATTTATCTGGGGTTGGAGTCCAATATCTAACTGCATCAACGCTTACAATTGGGGCAGGCTGAGAGTATTCATTTGTTATCTTAACGTTTACCCATCTATCTACGTGTGCAAGTGCCACTGCACAATGGTCATGTTTTTGAGCTAAGTCTACGTGTATAAAATATTTTTTGTCTGGGTCTGGCCTAAACCATTCTTCTATTCTTCCAAATTGATCTACTGCTAAGTTTGCTATATTAAAAGCTTTTTCAACTTTTTCTCTAGATTTAAAGAATGCATCTACTGCATCTGAAGGCATACATGCAAATCTACCTAATGCATCAACTGAATTTTTATAAAAAGCAACTTTAAAATCATCAATTTTTCTTATTGGATTAACTTCCCAGGTTGGTCTTTTTAAGGCATACATTCTAGGATATTTATAAGAAATTATGTGATCTTCTTCCCAATCTATATCAAACTCATTGCCAGAGGTTCCATCTGGAAGATCTTCATCTAGCTTAAAGTGATGTGTTCTAACAACAACTTCTTTTTCTGCTACAACGTCCTCGTATCTTTGTTGGATATAATCATTTTTATATCTAGGAAAAGAAAGCAAAATAACTTTACCGAAATCTGGAAAACGAGAATCAACTGATGCACGGTACATATCGTAGATAGCGCTTCCTGTTTTTGCTTGCTCGTGCCCAGTAGTGTTTTCTGTTGCAAATCCAGATATTTCATCAAGCACAACAACAAGAACGTTATAGCCCTCAAACGCCTCTCTTTCAGAGTGACCTGAGTATACTGTTATTGCTTTATCAAATTTAATTTCCGATGCTTTAGATTCGTATTTGCCAGCAAACCAGGGTGATCTATCTACTCTTGTTTTAAACCCTTTAAAAAAAACATTCTGTGCTTGTTGAGAGTTGATTGCAATATTAATAATATCAATTGAATCTCCAGGAGGTTTGCCATAATAAGTAGCTGGATCTTTAAGGCATAGTAGTAAATATACTATATATGCCACTGATATAGTAGAGCAATAGTCTTTTCCAGATCCTTTTCCTAATTGGGCAACTACCTCATTAGCAGTTTGCTTAAACATTCTTGAGCCTTCTTCTTCTCCTAGAAGCTTAATTAATGTTGACTCTTTATATATCTGAGAACTTTTTTCAATTAAAGTGTACTGATATTCAGACAATGGGGGCAGGCCAAGATAGTTTGGATTTTGTACAAATGTGCGAAGATCTACTGGGCGTTCATCAAATTCTTCACCATCTAATATATCAATTAGATCATTAAAATTAAATTCCATTGTTTTTTTCCATCATAAAATTTATAAATCCAGAAACATCTGCCTCTATAATATCTGGCAAATCTACTACAGATACATTTATTTTATTGCTTTCTAAAATTTTTGAATAATACTGTGTCATTTGTGGCACAAATGCTGGGCTCGTAGGATCCTTTAAAGTTAATACAGTTACATTTGTTTCTGGTTTTGCGTAGTAAAGATTTACCAGAGATGACCCTAAATAACAAACTACATCTGAAGATTCTCTTATAAGTTTTATTTGTTCCAGTGGGTTTAAGTCTTCCATAAATACTGGTGTGTAGCCTTGAGAAACAAAATAATCTTCAATCTCTATGTCGTTTGGATGGCTCCTCAAATAATTTCTTCTAGAAATGTATGTTTTTTTATTATTATCAGACACGACTACTCTTGACTCTACCTCTTTAATTATTCGTGGCCTAGACCAATTAATTGTTTCTATATCTGAAGATAACTTTCCTCTATCTAAAGTAATTGAAGGATGGTATTCTTTTTTATCATAATATATTGGAGACCCATTAAGTATAGCTTTATCATACATATCTACTTGTCCGTCTTCTACAAGAAAAGTATTTTCATAAAAAACATAAGCTGAATCAAAATTAAAATTAAACCAAGCAAGGTCCTCTACATTTAAGCACTCGTAGTCAATTTTTAAAATATCTAACCAAAACTTAAATGTAGACCCATCTCCTTCTCTTTCTTTATACTCTGGTTCTCCATTTAATCCTAAAAATATACCATTTTCATTTTTTTTCTCATCTGCAAATAGCAAAAGCTTAAAATTTGGATCTTTTTCTTTTAAAAAGAATATTTTTGGTAAGTGCTCTAGCATAAAATGAAAAAATCTAGCAGTATATGCAATCAAATACACTGACCTACCATCAAAAGATTTATTTAAACTATTGTGTATGCCATGTATAATTGGGTTTACCATATGTTTGCCATTTAAATTTAATAGATCAATCTCTTCTGGTATGCTAAAAATTCTTGCATTCTTATCCCATCTATGAAATAGACCCAAGACTCTTTCATGTCCTTCATAAAATTTAAAAGATGGATTTTTATACTTTACGCATATTTCGCTATCAGTCATGACTGATACTTCCTCTACACCATTACCATCTTTAATATCCAATAACATTTTAAGATATTTTGTTAAATCTTCTGGTGTGCCTAAACCAGCCATTTTTTTAACTGGAACAGTATTTATTATTGCTTCATTTAAAATTGCTTCATTGTATACTGGACAAACATAAAATTCGTTATTTGTTTTTATATTTTTTTTAATCATTGATTCTGAATATTTTACAAAATCTGATCCGCTTTTCCAATAATATATGCCGCATGAAGCAGCGTTGCTAATAACTTCTTTTTCTGCAACCCTTTCTACAATTCCATAAATATTATTTTTAACATAAGACCATTTATTTTCATTTGAAATAAAAGTCAATATTGATCCGTCTACACCAGAAGAGATTAACGATTTAATTACTGATTTAGAATCCCATAAAACGTATTGATCTGAGTTTGCAATGAGTAGGGGGAAGTCATTATCTATTAAATCTTTAGCCAGTAGACAGGACATTGCAGCGCCATCTAGTCTACCCTCCTGTGAAATTAATGTAAAATCTTTACAAAAACTTTGAATGTGTTCTTTTAATTTGTATTTATCTATGTGTTCTTTTTTAGCTACAAATATATAGTGTGCATCTTCAAGCCCTATGTTGTCATGAACTAAATTGATCATAGATTTTCCAACAATATCTATCAAAGGCTTTGGATTTTTGAAACCTTTAGCAGAAAACCTAGACCCTTCTCCAGCCATTGGTATTAAAACATTTACTTTTTTCTTTGTTTTAAATAATTCTGATTTAATTAATTCTGCAGTTAATGATGACCTATTCTTTACAGAAACTAGCCTACATTTAGATTTAACAGCAGCTGTTTTACCAACAACACTGTCTTCAAATATTGTGGTGTAGGGATGACCATTTCCTAAAAGATTCATACATTTATTAAAAATTTCTGGATTAGGCTTAGGTTCAGATACATCTTCATTTCCTAAATAAACATCAACATAATCCATTAGTCCTAATGATGTTAGGGCAGCCTCTATAGTTTTTCTAATGCAGTTACTAGCAACAGCAATATCTACATGATTTTCTTTTATTATTTTAAATAATTCAATTAGATCTTCATCCTTATCTAAATTTTTAAAAAAATCAATAGTTTTTTCTTGTTTTAATTTTGATATTTTATCATGAAATTCTAATGGAAGTTGTTTGTATTTGCTTAAAATATTAAGCTTTTGTTTTGTTGGAAGGCCTTCAAACATTTTTTCTTGATCTTCTTTTGAGATTACATATTTAGGATCTATTTCTTTAAGAGCTTCATTTAAAGCATTAAAATGAATTTCTTTGCTATCCACCAGCGTTCCATCTAAATCAAATATAAATAATCTTCTATGCCACTCACCGTTTTCATCTATCATTACGACACCTCTGAATCTATAAATATTGGCTCAACAATACCAGTAACTTGAGATAATCTTTTTGCTACATCTATTTTGCATTTAGGGCAAGAAGATGTAACCTCTTTAAGTATCTTTACTAGGATCTCTTGTTTTCTTTCAGCCTCGGCAATTTGAGAGGCTATTTCATTATTTTCAAGTACGCCTACTGATTGAAGCATTGCAATTCTTTTTGTCTCTATGTCGGCTATGAGCTTTAGAGCACCCGCCTTAACATTTAGTTGGCCTTGGTTGTCTGCGTCTTCTACGGTCTTCCAGGCCTCTTTAATAAGCATTGCGTAGTGCTGGTCAGCCCCAGAGATAGCTTCTTTAGCACGGTCTCTAAGGCTATTATCGTTGTGTACTACAGACTTCCACTCATCAATAAATTCAAGAACTTCTTTGCGGGAGAAACCAGTAGTTGTTGCTATTTGGCTAGCAGAGTTACCTTTCAGTAATTCTTCTACTACTTTATTCATTCTATCAAAATGTACTGCTGGCTCTATTTCAGACATAGATTTATTATACTTCTAGTCGACTGAAATAGCAAGTTTCTTGGCTATTTTAAGCAGGATTAAGTATCCAATCATATCTTCTATATCATTATCTCCAGCAAATCCTGAGCCATTTTTAATGCGATTAATCTTGTCATCAATACGGATTTTAATTTGCTCTTGATTATCTGCCTGAGAAAATATACGAATAGGACTCAAAGCTGAGTCTCCATATGATATATTCTTTTTAATTAACATCTCTGCAATTTCAAGACACTCTCTAATTATTCTGTCTCCAGATGGTGCGTCTGTTGAAATTAATTGTAGATCAGTTACCCACATCTGATAACCTTTATCTTTTTCTGGATACCCCGCCATTATTCCATCTCCTTATATAACTGTTTAAGTCCTCTTAGCGTTCCAATATCCATATATTGTCCGCCTGGTCTTACCGCCTTAATATTAGCGCCTTGAGATATCCATTCTTTTAATTGTTTTCCTGGATGATCTAATGTAGTATCTATGTATCTTATCATATTTTTTCGGAATAGCATAGTACCCCACATGTCTGGGTAACTGCAGTTATCTACCTTGTCTTCTGAATCAATTACTTTATTATTTGATACCAAAACTTGTCCAACACGGCCTTTTAATGTTTCTCCACATTCCCAAATTCCTAAAACAATATCTGCGGTATCTTCTTTAAATAAACCTTTGTATATATTCCCTGGCGCATTTAAAATATATGTATCTGGCATTCCAACAAGAACAGTGTCATTGTAATCTCCAACCATATACTTAACTGCATCTGACATAGTTGAAGGTTCACGAACCATTATTTTAACATTCATATCCATATTTTGAATTATGGGAACCCACTCTGATCGTGTAGAAATTCTAACCTCATCACACACATCTAGCATTTGCTCTACATGCCACTGAATCAATGATCTTTCGTCTGATATAGGCAAACAGAACTTGGGTATGCCACCAATTCTAGATGCTTTGCCTGAAGCTGGTAGTACTCCTATCGTAGCCACTCCTGATCCCTTCTTTTAGATAGAGACCATGGTTTGGAAATTTCAAAGTTATTTTCTTGCTTGTATTTATAATACTCTTGATTTTTAACAAATGTCTCGTGATTTATATTCTTTAGCTTGTCGTCGCTATTAATTGTTTGGCTTCCCACTTCAGGAGCTGTATTTATATCTGTTGATACTATTGTATTTTCAGGGCAAAATCTTGCAACCCTTTCATGAAAATCATTGTCTTCAAAGTATATGGGATAGAAATACTCATCGAATATTCCAACTTTTTCTATTACATTTTCTCCCACAGAAAAACATCCGTAAGCATCATTTGTAAGTATTAATTTGTCCGAGCCGCTTAGATCATCTATTTGTTTTAGCGCAGCGTCACCCCAGGTTGTGTCAGCAGAGGCAAATAGCCAGTACCTAGAGTGTGGATAGCATTTAATTCCAAGATTCCATGCAGCTGACATTCCTAAATTTGCTGGCATATTTAAAACTTTAACATTTTCTTTTTCTGTTTTAAACTGTCCTCCATTATCTATAATTAAAATGTTATCTATTGGATAATTAATTGATTCCAGCATTGAGTCTAGGAGATCATATCTATTTAATATTGGAACTATTAATACTGGTATGCTCATCTTTTTTTAATTAATCCAAACTGTTCTAGATATCTTTGTATAGTCATAGCCGATACCCCACACTCTTTACCTATTTCGGTAACAGTTTTCTTTTGAACTACATATCTTCTATGCATCCACTCTTTACTTTGATATAACTTCATCTTTCAGTCAGCACTTTATTTGCATAATGTGCAATACCAAAACTATCTGCTACGTCGTAGTCTGTTAAACTTATTCCGTATTTATTATTAAAATAGTCAGCAGTTCTTTGTTTTCTCATATTACGCAATTGATTTTTATACCAAGAGTCTGCGTACCCTGGATTTAATAATCTTATTGCAGACTTCTCATCTTTCGTTGGATTTTTGTTGCCAATGTACGCCTGCCAAGCGGTAGGACTAATAGTAATAACCTTAGCGCCAGTAGACATAAGCTCAGCAATAACAACTCCATATACATAAGACAATTTTATCACAGCATCAGGTGATCTGACAAGTACCGCACCTTCAACTACAATATAATCAGATTTAAGTTCTTCAAGCATAGAGTGCATCTTTATTTTAGCATCATGTATTTTTTCATATATATCTATTCCAGAAAGATTAATCTTGCCCCATTTTAAAGGAACATCATTTTCCATTAAGCAGAATGCAATTGAATTTGTTGATGCATCTATACCAAGAACGCGGTGAGCCTTAGTCTTTACAAGGTCAGCTAATTTCATCTATCATACCCAGCAATCTATTTCTTTCTGACACGGTGCTTTTCTTTTCACAAGATGAACATAAGGTTCCTTGATTATATCTACTTAGTTTAAGATTACATTTTTTGCATCCACGAACTGATCCATTTCTAATAGCCTTCTTTTCATAATACTTTTCCATAATCCTTCTATTAGTTGCAACCCTGCAACATTCATCGGAACAATACTTTTGATTATGAGTTTTTGAATTAAAGTCTTTGGCGCATTCTTTATTATAACAAATCATAGCGTAGGCATCTCATACAATTCTATTTGAACGGTACCCACAGGAGTATCTTTGCTGTAGCATTCCTTTTTGATTGGACAATATGTACATGGCATTTTAGACTTTGATGATCCTGCTGGACGCATTGGAATATCTCCGTCTTTAAAATTATCATAAACTTCTTGCATCCATAAAAATGTATCCTCAATAATCTTTTTATTTTTATCATTCATTGATACAGGAATAATTAATATCTCTTGAGTATTTTTATTTTCATAAAGAAAAAATCCTTCTTTAGCATTCTTTAGCTTCATGTAGGTAAGCAACTGAAGCATATGATTTGCAGAAGACTTCATTTCAGACTGCCTTGTATCCCACACTTCCTGCTTTGCCGTCTTAATTTCTCCGATAACCGTTTCACCATCGTACTCCATGATTAGATCAATAAAGCCCCTGATGGGAGGATACTCATTAATAATTTCTTCTTCTTCCGCTCTCCACTCAGGCATTGTAGCGATAAGCTTTTGAAGTCTTTCATGAGCCTGTGTTCCCTGTGCCATATTAGCAACAGCAACTGCATCGTTGTCATCAATAAAGACAGCGCCAGAAAAAGCCATGTACCAATATCTTGGGCATTTACCGTGGCCATATCCAAGTGAGCTTGGGCTAAATGATTTCTTCGTCATAGATCCATCGGCACGTTTAGTGTTCTTGTAGGCATCGTCTAATAATTGTGCAAACTTTTCTGGGTCAAAGAATTTCCCAGTATGCTTTTTAAACTTAAGATTTTTTACTATATCTCTACCCATTATGAATTATACCTAACAACATACTTAAGTGCATCTACAAGTTTGTCTATGGACTCCTTTACTGAATAATATACGTTCTTCTTGTTATTGTTTACAGTTCCCGCTTTGTCTTTAGCAATTGTTGAATATACAGACGACATTACAGCAAACTTAGTAGACATAGCCTGAAGTTCCATAATAAGCATAGGTGCTTTTGCTGATGGAACGTCTGGGTTCATTAGTAATTTTACCACAATAGACAGAGCCTTATCTAAGTGTTCGTCCTGCATAAATTCATGCAGATCATTAAACTCTGTTATATTGCTAATTAGCTCTAACGTATTCTTATCTTCTGCCATTTTTATCAATCACCTCTATAATATAATTTAAAACATTACTTAATACAAAACCTATTAATAGGCCAAACAAAAACTGTGTCATTAAATGAACCTCTGAATTAATCCATAGCCGATCCACAAGCCCACGATACCCATTACCCCCGCAAATACTGGTGGTGCTGGAACTGGTAGTTTAAATACTGCAAAGACTGCTCCTACCCCCGCACCTGTAAATGTTGTTAAAAATACTTCTTTAATCATGGTTCTCCTCATAAAATTGGACAAGATCCTCAAGAACTGCCCACTCAATAATTCCAAGACGGACCTTGGAATCCTCACCTATTATAATCTTCAATGCTGGATACATATCTCTATTTACCTTAAAGGTATCAGTGCATATCTTTGCCCAGACTTCTTTATTTAACGTAAAAGATCTTGATGCTTCTTTATAATCTACTAGAAACTGATTCCATTTAGCATCGCCTTTTTGGTAATCTCCTCTACCAGAATTTTTTTGTGCCTTAGCGCCGTCTCTTTTAACCTCAGATCTTTCTGACATTAATTTACCTTAAATAAAGTTTCGTGACCCTGTGAACATTTCCATGACATAACTAAATCAATTGGATCCCAAAGGGCACCTGAAACATCTTCGTCACATTTATTGCATGCACGTATGCCTTCTAATTTTTCAAGGTTGTCTTCCTTGATTTCTATCTTAGGCTTTAAAAATTCGTTAAGATCTGGCATTAATTTCACTGATTAACTTGCCAACAACTTCTGGCTTTTCTCTTAAGTATGCGACTGCTTTTGCACGCCCTTGAAAACGTTCTCCATTTACTGTATACCAAGCTCCACCCTTTTCAACTATCCCGCACATTTCTGCAACATCAAGGGTCTCACCAACACGATCTACACCAAGAGACTCCCCTTGGT